ACCTCAATCCTTTGTCCAAAGTGTTGTTCTACCCATTTGGGTGTAAAATAATTCCATGTTAAATCGTGTTCGCTGGCAAATTGTAAAATATTATTATTTTGTTTACCAATCTCACCTAACATAGTTGCGCTGTCTTTGTATGCTACATAACTAGGATACTTGATACTAAATCCGCCTGCTTCGTGCCACCAAGCATAGCTGGCCATGTCTGGTCTATAAACTAACATAATCCAATCATCGGAAAACTGTTGTCTAACTAGATCTAACTTATAAGCCCAGTCATGACTTTTAACAATACGTGTACCACCTTGCTCTGCCCAGGCATAGTCAATGTAGCGTTCATCAAGGTAGGCTTCTAGTTCCATGTCTTTTCCAAAGTAAGCACCTTGGTGACCACTGTATTGGTTATGGTTATATAACCTAGCAGGAGTACGATCGCTGGTATTAAAACCATCTAGTTGTTCTAGTGTTTGAGCAATACCACTCCACCGACTACCCGGCACTCCAGTAAAAAATATTCTGTTAGGTAACATAGTATTAAATATATATTTAATGAACATATGACAGTCGATCAAAATTATCTCAATCAATACTTCGGAAATGTATGGCACAAAAACAGTGACCCTTGTCGAAAGGATACTAAATCAGGACTACAGCTTGTTGACAAAATAGGCAACTATGAAACAGTTATAGATGTAGGTTGCGGTACAAATCCTTTTAAAAGAGTTATTCCTAATCTTGTAGGTATAGATCCTGCGTTTGATCAAGCAGATGTAAAATGCACAATAGACGAATTTACAACAGATCAAAAGTTTGACGTGGCACTATGCCTGGGCAGTATTAACTTTGGTAATATTGCAGATATAGAAAGACAAATACAAAAGGTTGTCGATTTGTTAGAACCGCATGGCAGGATTTACTGGCGTTGTAATCCCGGGCAAAAAGATCACCCCGATCCGGGCTGTGAACAAATTAACTTTTACCCCTGGAGCATAGAGGAGCATGTTCGCCTAAGCACCAAGTTTGGATTCAGACTCATGGAATGTTGCTGGGAACAAGAAGGCCGTAGAATCTACGCCGAATGGCATAGACAATAAACTAATTTTATGCTATACTAAAACTATGAGCAAACCCGTAGTTCTATCCGAAGCAAACTGGCTTAAAATCTACAATCAAATTGCCAAAGAGTATCCTCCTAGTGTGTTGTTAGTTCGCAACAAGATGCGAGAAGTTTTGGGTTTTACTTCTAGAACACACCAAGAATGGTTTAAACACGATGTTGATCGTAGAGACGTTAGTTACAATACCAACTATTGTGTAACACGTATCCATTTGGATTTTTTCAATGAACCAAAACGTACAATGTTTTTACTCAAATATTCGGACATAATTGGTAAAACCGACTCTTGACATAGAGTAAAAATCAGTGTATAATAACTACATACACTAGCAAACAAGGAGTACTTTATGGCAATAGTAGCAGGCGTTAAGATTAAACCCAAAGTTAAAAAAGAAAAAGTCACTAGCGTAAGCATCCGTGAGAATGCCAAGCGAGATTACAGTCCAAAATGGGATGGTGCCTACGATTGGAGTGGAGTTCAATTTACACGATTCTTCCATTCTGCTATGGCTTGGTATCGTTTGGAAAAGTCTACTAAAGAATTAAAGCCGTCTGTTATCAACTGGATGGGACATAATGGCTACGACAAAAATGTTATTAGAGCATTTAAAGATACCAAAGACAGCCGTTGCGGAACCACAATGGGGGCATTGGCGGCCTGCCTGTTACGGGGTATGCCAGCGGTTCACGCAGGTTTTAACGAAGGTAAGAATTCAGCAGATTGGCTCAAGGTAGAAATCCAAAAAGTTATTGATCAAGGTGCAGACGATGAGGTCGAATCCAACGAGCCAGTTAAGGCAGCTAAGATCACAGCAGTTTATGTTCCTAGTATTCAAGATCGTTTGCGTGAAACTGCAGGTGGTATGAGTGAGGAAATTGATGCGGCCATTGACAGTTGGATCATTGACCCAGAAGCATTTAATCCCAAAGACATTAAAGTTGTTAATCTTCTCAAAGGCAAGGGTGCCAAGGCTGCTCACTCACGTATCATCAAAGGTTATTTCCAACGTAACTACGATGAACTATTAGAGTTGTCTAGTGGGAAGGCAGACGATCAGTTGAAAGAAGCATACAAGCATAACAGTCGCAAGAACGTTAATAAATTGATTGAATTTTACAATGCTATTATGGCAGCATGTGAGCAAATTGCCGCCGAGCAGAAAGTGCTTAAGAAGCCACGTGCTACTAAAATTAAGCCTGCAGAGGAAGTTGTTAAGAAACTCAAGTTTATGTTGACTGATACTAAATTAGGTGTAACATCAGTGCCTCCTGCTACTATTATTGGTGCTCAAGGTGTTGTTGTACTCAATGTTAAAACACGTAAGATTGGTTATTACATTGCTAAGACTAGTGCAGGCTTTGGAGTTAAAAACAGTAGTATTACTGAATTTACTGAAAAGAGTACGCAAAAGACTCTGCGTAAACCTTCAGAACAGATCAAAGAGTTCAAAGAGCAGAATACGCAGAAGCGTTTTGAAACTTGGTTTGCTAAGAGTGTTAAAACTACAGAGACAGTGTTGAATGGTCGCTTTAGTGAAGACATTGTTATTCTGAAAGTATATAAGTGATCAAACTTTTAAAAGTTATCGGGCTTGCATTTGTTTTTATAGGACTTGTATTGGCCATGGTGGGATTAATTGTTGTAGGTAATCATTTGCCGAGACAAAAGGTATATGATTGCAGTTTAGCAGAGTTCCATCCTGACTATCCAATTCAGGTTAAAGAAGAATGTCGAAGAATGAAATTGGTTAAAATTGTTTAAGGAAGTATCATGACAGGTTGGGAAACAATTCAAAAAATTAAACAGGTTGAACAAGAAGTTGACAAACTTGGCTTTAAATTCAGTAAGAGCAAGCACGGTGATTGGACTGACAATCACGGTGCCCTAAGCCTTGTGCCAAAAGACACAGAAGCTCTACCAATTTACACACGAGATGCTGAACTGTTTGTAGGCAGTCTTGAGCGTCTAGAAGATTGGCTAGCTGGAGTAAGGTGGGCACGTGAGTATGATAAAATGTTAAAACTGAGTAACGACTCTAAGAGAGAACGCAAAGAACAAGATGTTCGAAATCATCGATTGTTAAAGACCATTAAAGATAGTAAAATTCCAGAAGGAGTTAAAACGTGAGTACAGAACAAGACAAATATAAAAATAGCAGACGTAGACTCAAAGATGAAAATGCTGTAAAGAGGCAGACAAAGATTGCCAAAGAGTACGGAGTGCCGGTTAAGGAGCCGCACAAGTTTGCCAAAAGGCATGCTATGAATTGTGGTAATCCGAATTGTGTAATGTGCGGCAACCCCAGGAAAACTTTTAAAGAACTAACACAACAAGAAAAGCGGCTATTCCAAGATGTAGACACCACTACCGATAAACACAGTAATGGATTAAAAAATGACCAAGAAGATTTACTATGAAAAAGTTGGCCGCAGGTATGTGCCTGTTGCAGAATATGATAATGAATTTATGGATAGCTTTACAAAAGGCAATCACTTAGTCATGTGCTACCCTGGGGGGTCCAGCCGTAGGTTTAACATTCAACCTGACTATGCCGCGCTGATTGCCGCAAGTCGGGTAGCTGAAGATGCTATGACTCGGGCCATTAGTCAGGCCAGCGAACTTCGTCCTAAACAAACTCCTATTACTGAAGGACAGCGCAAGGCCTGGAAGAAATTGGCAAAAGAGTTCGGTGATGAGTTAGCTACCTTGAATATTAATTGTTCTCGAGATATTGCCGAAGCAGGCATAAAGGCTTTACAAGACGAAGCAAATATGTTATACTTAAACCCAGCAGTGAAGAAAGCGTATGAACAGTTCATACTAATATGTCAACTAACCAAGGAATCAAAATGATCACGATGAAAGAATGGATGGAACTGGTCGACTACCGTATTACAGAAGGTAGTGACTACGGATGGCAATGTTACGGTGATAATTCTTATACACTAGATTCGTGGAACGGTGTTCACGGTAAGGGCGGATACAGTTTCAGTATTGTGTTCAGCACTAAGACACAAAAAGTCTACGAAGTAAGTGTGTGCGACTACACCAATGATCGTGCGTATCGCATGATCAATCCTAGCAAGATTGAAAAGCATAATAAGGAAGCCGAGTCCCGTGATGTGAATCTAAATGAAGCATGGGATGATGTTGACTACGTAGACTTAGAAGTAGATGACGATTTTATCCAAAAATGTCTAGCTATTAAGGCAGGTAAGGATTATGAAAACACCGTGAGCGTTCCGCTGGATCTACCCGATGACATGTTGCTAGAAGCCGCAATGAATGCACATCGTCAGAATATTACTCTTAACGAGTACATTAACAATGTACTAAAGGATCTGCTAGAAGAATTTAAGCATGATCCAGAAGGCCTTAAACTTAAAGCAGCTCGCTGGAAAGAAGAAAATGACATTGCCTGATGAAAGGTATCGGGCAGTAGTACAGACTGAAAAATTTCTAAAAGAGATTCTCAGTACTCCACGAGTTCCTAAAGCAATTAAGGATGGTGCTCGTGCCATGTTGCGACACTACCCCAATGAATTGGATATGAAGGAGGCTGCTAGATATACTCCTTATGTATTTGCAGTAAGAATGGAACCTTTATATAGAATGGTAAAACAATATGAGCAAGACAAGGCAACTGACAATTGATGGTGAAACTGCTGATCGTATTACAGTTTTAAATCTTCAAGATTATCGAGCATATCTTAAAAAAGAATTAAAAGACTGGAAAAAGAATCCCAAGACAGATTCTAACCCAGATGGGTACTGGTTACATCCAGGAGATGTAACGGACAATATTCTATCAATTGAAGCATTAAACTTAATCATTAAACACTTCGGAAAAGAATAATGAAACAAGAACTAGATAAACTGTTGTGCGAACGATATCCCAAGATGATGGTGAATCGTAATTTGCCCATGCAGGAAACTTGTATGTGCTGGGGATTTGATTGTAGGGATGGTTGGTTTAACATCTTGGATCAGCTCATGGGTAATATCCAACATCACATTGATTGGAAGAATAAAAAAGAAGAAGTTGTAGCACAAGTCACACTGGACCAAGTTAAAGAAAAGTTTGGTACATTGAGATTCTACTACACCGGTGGGGACGACTATATTGACGGAATGGTTACTATGGCAGAAAGCATGAGCGGTGTTACCTGTGAAGAATGTGGTAACCCGGGCAAGCGTATTGGTGGCGGTTGGGTTACTACATTGTGCGAAGAACATGCAAAAGCCCGAGATATAATATATGACGAGGATTTGTAAAATGTCTGCTTATATGTGTTACTTTGATAGTCTAGGGTTTGAATGGATTTTTAATGTTACTGATTATGAAAAGAAAAAGGTCATGGCATACCTAAAAGGCGAGAAAAAGGTTGACTTGCCTATACCAAGATATGCTATAGTAAGAGCTCAGGCAAATCCTCAACGTTTTCCAGAAATTTGGGCATTTGAGAGTGACATGGAATACGAAGAAATAAAAATTTATTCAGAAGAAGCACCACAAGCACTAGTAGATGCTATTCGAAAGTGTGGACGTAATATATTTAAAACAGTAAGAGATGAAAGTGTAATTGTATGAAAATTGGATTAAGCTATAGCCGTTGTGTTTTGGACATCGTGGAAGGTCGTGTGGCCATGGAAGATGTACTGGTATTGATTACTCGTACAGATTTTGATCCACGTGATGACGAACAATGGGCGGGAATTTGGCAGGGATATTGTCTAGGCGGAGCAAGTAATACCGAGTGGGAACATTACGACTTCCACAGCAAAGACGATGAGGACAAATTCCGCAGTGTGAGCATTATGCTTTACGAAGATGGCAAGATACATCAACCTAGAAAATTTGGCGCCCGTCCGCAACGGCGACCTGAGTTTTGGCTTGAAACAATATTGCCTAGTGACGAACTAGATTGTAACCCAATGGCTAAACAAGCCTGGAATAAATTTCAAACAGTAGCCGGCCTTACAGGTATTAAATTAGACAAGGATTACCAATGAAGGAATTTTTAAGATTTATTATTTGGCAATGGAACAAAAGTGAATTTTGGCAAAAAGTTTTTATAATTATTACAATATTTACAATATCATCCATTGCAGTACCTCCGCCATATAGTACATATATTGTTATAGCATCACTATCTGTTGTATATTGTTTTATGTGTAAATGGTGGATATGGGATAGACTGATTCTTGCCTACAAAGAATTTAAAAAGGAAAAACTGGACCTTTTTGAAACAATTAAAACTTCAGATACAAAATAAGGAAAAATATGCTTGTACCAATGGTAATTGAAAAAACAGGACAGGGCGAACGTGCGTTTGACATTTTTAGTCGATTGCTTAACGAACGCATTGTGTTCCTTAACGGTGGAGTAGATGATGCAAGTAGTAATCTTATTGTTGCACAGATTCTACATTTAGAGAGTGCCGATTCTGAGAAGGATATTCACTTTTATATTAACAGCCCTGGTGGTGTTATCACTGCTGGTATGGCTATCTATGATGTTATGCAATTTGTCAAACCTGATGTATGCACCTATGTACTAGGTCAGGCATGTAGCATGGGATCATTCCTTGCACAAGCAGGTACACCGGGCAAGCGTTATATGTTACCACATGCTCGTCATATGATTCATCAGCCAAGCGGCGGAGCTCGAGGTATGCAAAGTGACATTGCTATTCAATACCAAGAGATTACTAAGATGAAAGATATGCTTACTAAGTTATATGTTGAACATAATACAGCAGGTAAAAACTATGCAGATTTTGAAAAAGATATGGATAGAGATACCTTTATGAGTGCAGAAGAAGCATTGGCCTATGGGTTATGCGATAAAATTGTTTCTCGACGATAGGCTTACTAAATAGTAGGCAGCGGACTTTCACGCACATTCATCCCGCTTTATAAACTCTGCATGTCGTCAAACTTGCTACCTTACAAAGGAGACTAGAGATGGCAAATCTACAACCCGTACTTTATAAGTACACTTCAACAAAAGAATATCACGACGCCTTTCCCTGTGCGTATCGCCAATGGCGAGCTGATAGTCACTGTAATCTAATTCACGGCTATTCATTTAGTATGAAATTTTACTTTGGCACCAACGACCTGGATGTCCGTAATTGGGCGGCTGACTATGGCGGTTTAAAAGAACTAAAGAAAACTCTAGAAGATCAATTTGACCATACACTTATTGTAGCCGCAGATGATCCAGAAATGGCTACATACAATCTGTTAGTAGAAAAGAAAATGGCGAAAGTAGTTGTATTACCAAGATTAGGTTGTGAAGGTCTTAGTGATATGCTTTACAAGTATGTTAATGCTGTTTATATTCCAGAGATGTGGGGTCCAGGCGAGGCTGCTAGACTTTGGTGCTATCGTGTAGAAGTACGTGAGACACAGGCCAATATGGCATTCCGTGAAGGTCATCGCGAATGGAATGAGGACTTGTTTGCGTGAATAGCTTAGAACGTATTTGGGCAAGGGCAACTGGTCATCTAATGGGCAATACCGATGATGACCGCCCAGACGTTCCTATCCTAACATTAAGAGAAGCCCGATGGGCTTTGTTCTTTAAAACATTCTGGGTAGCGATACACGTTGTTACCTGCTTTTTTATTATGGCAAATACTATTCGTCATTGGTGATTGACAAATCATATAAAATAGTGTAAAATAGTAACATGTCTACATTTACTATTGCTCCTCTTATTGCAAAGCCTGTAATATCAATGTCTGCACAACCTGCAAACAATATCATATTTCACGCAGGTCAGACAGAAATGCTAAAAGTTACCGAAGATGGGTTTTATGTTAGAGGTGTAAAAATAGAAGCAGACGAAAAAGAAGCCAAAGAAGTTTTTCGCGCATTTAAACAATTTTTAGTTTACCATGCACTTACAAAGGAATATTAATGTCAAAATGGACTGTTACAGTTGAAGAAGCAGAGGACGGTAGTGGAGATCTTGTGATGCCATTGCCCCAAGAATTCTTGCAAATTCAGGGCTGGGTCGAAGGAGATACTTTAGAATGGTTAGACAACAAGGATGGCTCATGGAGCCTTCAGAAAGTTAAAAGTGAACAGAAAGACACGTAACGCTCTGTTAGCAGAGTTGACTCAAGAGGCATGGCATCATGCTATTACTGGTCAACAATTACTTAAACGTATTCGAGAATTAGAAGCTTATTTTTGGCACATTGATGCAATCGAAGACAAAACAAACAACATTCCGGAGTTAAAGAATGACAATCAAAAAAATCGGGTTTGCCTGCAAGTGGATTGACCATGCAGAACAAGTGGATGGCATCAAACCCAAAGATGATGCTAAAAAGTATAACACAGGTAGTACCACCGTTGCTTGGTTAAATAGACAAAGCAAGGAAGTTGCGGAACAAAAACTCTATGACCTAATGACTGGTAATATTGAGAGTGTCCGTAAACTTGTTGAAAAAGTAGGAACACTTGATGAAAATCTTAGAATGGTACGACTCGGCAGCGATATATTGCCTGTTTACACTCAGCGTGATTGGTCTTGGTTTTGGCGGACTAGCGACGTTAGAGCATATCTCGAAAGAGAATTTAGAACCGTGGGAGATGCGGCTCGCAAGAACGGTGTTAGGCTGTCTTTTCATCCTGGTCAGTTTACTGTGCTGGCAAGCGATAACCCAGATATTGTAGATCGAAGTATAGAGGAATTTGAATATCATGCTGACATGGCACGTTGGATGGGTTACGGCAGAACCTTTCAGGACTTTAAAATCAATGTACACATATCGGGTAGAGCCGGTCCCGCCGGTATCAAAGCAGCTATCCCAAGACTCAGCCCCGAAGCAAGAAACTGCCTCACAATTGAAAACGACGAAATCTCTTGGGGTATCGATTCGAGCCTAGAGTTAGCCAACGATTGTGCTCTAGTTTTAGACATACATCACCATTACATACACACAGGAGAATATATTGAAAATAATGACGACCGTATTAAAAGGATTATTGATAGTTGGCGCGGCGTGCGTCCTGCTTGTCACTACAGTGTATCTCGCAAAGATTTACTCACAGGTCATTCCCCAACCCAGTTACCCAATCTTCAGACCCTCTTAGAAAGTGGTTACAAAAAGGGAAAGCTCAGAGCACATAGTGATTTCTACTGGAATACAGCAGTCAACGAATGGGCTCTGAGCTTTCTAGATCAATTCGACATCATGGCCGAATCGAAGGGCAAAAACTTAGCCAGCTTTGCATTACACAAGCAGGCTAAAGAATTAAACCTTCTTTGAAACAGCGGCCTTCTTAGCAGGGGCTGCTTTTTTTGCGGCTGGCTTAGCTGGAGTTTCTGCCTTAGGAGCACGTGGTTTACGGGGCTCCTTGGCAACCGGAGCAGCTACTACTGCTTCAATTCCAACTGGCATTGGTGCAACTGTGTTATCTGCTACTACTACCGTAGCGGCAACAACTGCAGGTGCTAGTTCAACTGTAGCTTCTACAATCTCATTTTCTCGAACAACAGGTGTTTCAACTTCTGTTTTCTTTTCATCACGAAAGAAGAACCACCAAAGTGCGGCGGCAAGTACTACAAGTGCTAAAATAATTTCCATTTTTAAATTCCTTTAAATTAAAGTATACTTTATTTAACCTCTATAAATACCATTGGGGAAAATAATATGTCTAAAAATAATGAACTTGTAGTTGAAGAGATACCCGAGGATGACGATGATGATTTTAGTGATACAGACTACGGTTTTATCATTGACGCAAACGGTGAACTAAAAACTATGATGCTTCCAGAGGAATTAATGAACAATCCTCCTAGTTCTATTAAAAAAATACTAAAAATATTTGGTATTAAAGATATACATCAGTTTGAGCCAAGAACCCTACACTAAACAAGACTAGCATTTTAGGTAAATACCGTATAAGGTAAATTCCTAAAATATGCCCGCTCTATCAACTTTAACCACGACTCAAACGGTTACTCTTTCTGTTTTAAATATTAATCAAACAGTTACTCCGTTTGCGCTAATTACCGCGACGGGTGGTACAACACCGCTATTGTATTCAATTACACCCGGCATATTTACTGGATTAAATTTTAGTACATCTACTGGGATAATTACAGGAACTCCTACAACATTAACGGATGATATTACGTATCAAATAACTGTCAGTGATTCGGGTGGGGGGCTTGATTTACAAACTGCCAGTTATTCGTTTACATTAGCAGTAGTTAACCGATTACTTACATCTTTAGACATTGCAAATTCAACATTAACTGCTAGTATTCCCACAGCACCGATTGTACCCGTAACAGTTGCTGGCGGCTACAAGACAAAAACTTGGTCTATTAGTCCAAATTTACCAGAGGGATTAAAATTTAATTCAGTGACTGGTTCTATTTCTAATGCTTCTAGGCTAGCAACTACTGCAACCCAGTATTTGATTACAGCACAAGACCAGGCAAATTTTAGAAGCACCGGTACATTTACTTTAACCATTTTGCCTTTTAAAGGTCTAGACGTACCACAACCTTGGGAAACTACTGGCACAATCGGTACATTAGTTCCCGGAGAAATTAGCGAATTATATGTTAAGGGACAGTTTTCTACATCCACTGTATATACAACTTATTCATTAATCAGTGGTTCATTACCTAATGGACTTACTTTAAATAGAGACGGCACGATCAGCGGAAGAGTCGATGTTAATACCGCAGTTACTACTGCAACGTCTACTAGTAGTTTTGTAGTGGCTATCAGTGATACCAACAATAATAATTTGTTAAGAGGAGCGTTTTCAATAAATCTTCGTCAAACTAGTAGTTCAACTTACACAGAAATATACGCAAAACCACTTTTAAAACAAAGTAAACGCACCGAATTTTTAGAATTTATTAGAAACAAAGAAATTTTTATACCCAATCTATTATACAGACCAGTTGATCCTAATTTTAGTAAACAAGAAGAATTAAAACTTGTTATAGACTTTGGTGTTGAAAGATTATCAACAACTGGTTATGCCAATTTAATGCAGACCAATTTTGATAGA